TGTGACCCAACAATACTGTGTTTGGTGGGAAATAAGGGTCTCTGTAAACTTGGTATCTACCAGCCAAAGTACCAACTCTTTCAATACCCATGTTGTATTGGTCTTGCTCAGGAGCTGCGTTTGATACGTGGAAGTATTCCAAATCATCAAAGATTGCACTGATTTCAGATGAAACAACAATCCAGTTAGCTCCACCTCTTAAAGTAGATTTGTGGATTTGTGCTGACAATTGGTTGATTGCTGTAATCAAAGTCTGATTCCAATCTTTCTGTGTGTATTGTGTTAATGGATTAGCCGTAGTTCCTCTCTTCCAACCATTGTAATCCCATCTCAAAGTCCAAGCCGCACCTTTTCTCAAATCTCTCAAGATTTCTCTGTCGATTTCTGCTGCCACTTGTTCTGACAATAAAGCTGTTAATTCAGCTTCAGCGTCGATGTTATGGAATGCTGCAACGTCTTGAGCTAATTCAGGAGACCATTGTGCTCTCAATTTTCTTTCAGTTACAGAAACAGTTACTGATTCTAAATCGAAAGATACTTCACCGATTTCATCTTCGAATTCCAAACTCTTGTAAATTCTGTATTTAGCCAAGAATGAAGTTTGTGTATTAGTATTTGCTAAGTTCTGAGTTGTGAAACCAGAATAACCATCCAAAGAATTAGAACCTACAGTACATGGTACTTGAGTATCAATTTCTAAGTAGATTACACCATCAGCATCACACAAATCATCATAAGCTCCACCGTTACCACCGTAGTTACTAGCAGTACCAGGGAAAGTAGTTGTTCTTTGTGTACCATACTGAACGATACCTTTACCATATTTTTGAGTTACAACTCTGAACAACAATGGACCTGTACCTAAAGTATTATTTCCCGCAGTTGAACCTGAGAAATTGTTTACAAATGCACCTGTTGGAGTTGGTGCTGCAACTGTGATTTCCAAACCTGACAAGAAAGCTTCGTTGTCCATTTCGTTTCCATCAGGACCGATTAATTTACCAGCACCTGCGTAGTTGAAACCTGACAATGCGATAAGAACTTTTCTAAATTCAGTGTTAGCTGCGTATAAACCAGCCTGTAAGTTACTTCCGTTCCATACCACTGTAGACGCAGAAAGTGTTCTAGCAGAGAAAGTACCTTTAGAATAGTCAAACAATCCTGGAGGGTCTAATGCTGCTTCGTTACCTTCGTAGAATCTGTCATACAAATTCTTTTGTCCATCAGGATAACCAGCATTTACCGAGTCAGGACCTGCTGGTGCTCCAAAAGGTGCGAAGTGTGTACCACCGTCACTTGGGTCAATGCCTGTGTCGTAGTTTTGGATTTTAGGTACAAAGTAGAACAATTTACCGATAGGTAAGTTCATAGCTTGTACAGAAACGATATCGTTAGCCAACAATTTAGAGAAAACTCTTCTTACGATTGGGAATACAACCGTTTCGAAAGAACCGTCAGATGATGTGCTAGCAGCTTCGTTTATTAAGTGTGATGCTTGGTTTTCATAAAGTTGAGCGATGTTTTCTTTAACATGACCTCTCAAACCTTCTAGGAACCCTAGCTTGTCCCATTTGTTAATAGTATCTTCTTTGATAACTTTAAGGTGCTTAAGACCGATGTTACCAACAAGACCTGATTCTAATAATGCTCCCATTTTCTTATTTTTTTAATTTTTTGTTTAGTTTATTTTGTTAATTTAGACATAAGGTCCTTCATTCTTAAGAACTGAGGATTTTCGTATGTCTTGTTTTCAACCAAGTTAGTTGAACCTTTAGTTGGTGTTCTATCGATGTTTTCAACAATGGATTCTTTAACAACTGTAGTATCTTTTGTACCCAATTCGTTTTTAATTTGAGAATAAAGATTTTTTGATTCCTTGATTGTCTCGACGTTATCAAAACGTCTCATAATGTTTATTTTTTCTTGTTTTGTTGTTGTGTGTTCGGTAAACAATCTTGTAGCGTAAGCCAAGTTAGAGTTGAAAACTGCAACTTCATTTAATTTTTCTCTGAAAATGTTAAGTGCTTTTCTGTACTCTTCATTTTTCAATCTCAAAACTCTTACTTCTTCTTCTAAAGCTTTGTTTGGTTCGACTTTCATTTTAGGAAGACCGTGTCTCTTAGGATAATTTCTTTTACCATTACCGTAAGTTCTTGAAGCTTCACTAGTTTCAGGTGCTGAAATCAAATCGTCACCATCCATTTCTTCAACTTCTGCAGATTCTTTGAATTCACCTTTTGTGAATTTTTTAGCTTCAGGTGCTACCTTCTTGTCGTCTTTGAATCCACCTTTAGATTTCTCGTAAGAAAATTTAGGTTTACCCATACCCATTCCAACATAAGTTTTATTTTTAGATTCCATTACACCTTCAGCGTTTTCATCATTCTCGTCATAATCTTCAGACATTTCGATTTCATAAACAATCTCCTCTTCAACTTCATTTCCTAAAGCTGGTTCAGAAAAATTCATTTCATCTTCGTCACTTAACTCTTCACCGCCCATAGGGAATGACATAGAGTCAGTCTGTTTCATCATGTCAACGTCAACGTCGTCTCCTGATTTAGCAATCATTAATCTGTCATCTTCACCCATACCCATAACGATTTTCATAAGTTCTTCGTCGGATACACCTTGTGTCAAATCGAGAGGTGCAATTTCATCATCGTCATCAGTTTCAGCACCAAAATCGTCACCCATCATCATGGTGTCGTCGTCAGTTGCTGTGATGTCGATAGTCGTTGAATCTTCGTCTTCATCTTCGTACATACTCATGTGTGTACCTTCTTCCATTTCATAAGACTCATCAGACATTTTTTCTTCAGTACCTTCAAGGGACTCTTTTACTAGCTCTTCGATTTCTTCCTTCATTGTAGAAGCAAGTATTCCTTTTGCGTTTTCAGTTACCACGTTTTCCAAATTTTTCATTTGTAAAAGGGCTTCTTCAACTAATGATTTTTTTTCTGTATTCATTTTTTAGCAATAAAAAATTGTTTTATTTTTCATATAAATATGTACCAAACAGAAAAAAGTTAATTTTATAACCTAACTAAATAAAAAAAACCCGATTTCTCGGGTTTTAAAAATCATAATTAAAATCAAAAAATTATTGGAAAACTTCGTCAATTTTACTTTCAGCAACTGCGGTAATTCTCCAATCATGCTGAAAACCTTTGAATCTCTCCGTAACTTTGGCTTCGACATCAGTTACGGAATAACCCCTAACTAATTTCTCTTCTCTGATTTTTTTAATTTTACCTGAATTTTCATCAATCAGGTCATACTGAATTTTAGCAACAAAATATTTCTCGTCCATAACTTTTTATCTATGACCTAAAAAATCGTTCAATTTTGTCATTAAGTCAAGCGATTTTCCTAAACCACCATCTAATCTTGGTTCAACATTCTTTTTTTCTACATCAATATTTTCGTCATACAACTTTCTGTCACCTTTATCCATATAAAGATATGCACCTGGTGTCGACGGATTCATTACAAGGTCAAAACAAATAATTTCAAAATCATCTTGTACTTCATTGTGTTCTCCTTTTTTTGCCAAAGAACCAACACCTCTTGATGATATACCCATAGTTACACCTTGTCTCATCAAGTTTGCAGCTATATCACCTTTAGTTGATACAATTCCTCTTTCATGAAAACCTGGTGATGTTAGAAGTCTTAGTTTACCAACCAATACATTATCGTCCCACCATATATCATCAATAATATGTGCAACCCTATCTAAATCAATCAGTGAAGATTCAGGGTGATTTAATTCAGATGTTGATAAACCTTTTTGAATTAAACTTTTATATTTTTCAGCTTCTCTTTTAAGAATTCTTTCAGGGTATACTCTACCATTTCTATTTGGTACACCATACTTTTGCAAAGTTGCATAAAACACAAATGGTTTTGAATGGTCAATCTGTGTTTTGTTCTGATTACCGAAGTTTTCATTTATAGAGTCCTTCCATGAAACACTTCCAGCATCATATTCAATTAATATACCTTTACCAATTTCTTTGGGTCCTAATATTTTCATGATTGTTTTTTCATTATAAATATAAGACCACTTCAAACTTTCATTTTTTCTTTTGTTTTAGAATATTGAATTGAGAAATATCTTGAGTTTAATAGTGCTGAAGAATAAACTTCTTTAATAATTTTTGTTAATTCATCTGTAACTATTTCAGACTTAAATTCTACATTTTTTTTGGTGAAAAAGTTTATTTCTAAATTCAAAAAGGAAGATTTTTTTAATTTAATACCACTTGTTCTTAAGTCTAAATCTACTATAAAATGTTCTCTAAAAATTTCTTTATTGACTACTTCTAATATTTTGTGTTTTATTGTCCTTGTTATTGAACCTACGGTTGTGTCCCAATTTTCCTTTTCGACTTTGGGGGTTACCCATGTTTGTAATACTAAGTAAAGTGATTTTAATTCTGTTGTGTCAACACTACCATAATAACATTTAGCGTCTTTGAACAAATCCAATTTGGATGTCTTGCCTTTTTTCATTTTTAATTTTTTCCATTATAAAATAGTTTATTTTTGATAAAATATAATAAAAAAAAAGTTATTAACAAATTTGAATTTAGTTTGGATATTTATTACAATAGAACAAAATATATGATTATCATTAAAATAGAAAAAGGTGAAGGATTGGAAAAAGCCTTGAAAAGATATAAGTACAAGGTTATAAAAACCAAACAAATTGAGGAGTTAAGAGCCAGACAGGAGTATGTGAAAAACACAACAAAGAAAAGAGAAAAAATGAAAAAAGCCAAGTATGTTCAAAAAATACAAGAAAATAAATATCAATGATATTTATGAGTATGAAGAAACTATTTTCACTCTATTCTAAAATCAAATGGTTCATCTCTGAAATCGGTAAAATTTACTCAAACGAAGATTCTTATTTCTCTAAGAAAAGAATTGAGTCTGGTGTTGCATTTATAATCGGTCAATGGGGTATGATTTATTTTCTTGTTAAGAATATAACAACAATGACTACTTCTGACGTAGCTATTTGGTCAGGTGTTGAATTTGCATTGGCTGGTTACATGATTAGTCAAATTCAAAAAGAAAAGAAAGTTGACGAACCAAAAGAAGAAAACAATTAATAAAAAACCCCGATTTAATCGGGGTTTTTTATTTTAAAGTCCTTTTGAAAGTTCTTTCAGTTTGTAATATGAAAGTGAATCTATTTGAGTGTTTAAAACTCTATTTTTAGTTTCTTCTACTTTATATTTTGTTTCTTCGTCTGAAACAGATATTGAATCTAATTTTTCAGTTACTTCTGTTTTTAATCTTTCGATACCTTCAGTGAGTTCTTCTTTTGTCATTTTCATTAATGATTTCAATTCAAACAACTGAGCCTCACTTAATGTTGAGTATTCATTTGAGAATGTTTCTGCAACTACATTGTACATTTTATCAAAAGGAATGTTTATTGTTTCAGTAATAGTTTTTTCTTCTTTTACTGATTCAGTTAACATCTTTTTTAATATTTTTTTAGATTCAACTAGTTTTATAAAATCTTCAGATGTTGTCGCAAATACCATATCGTCAATAATCTTATAGTTGTTTTCTACCACATTATCTAATGTCTCAACCCAAGATTCAAACTCCTGAAATTGTTTTTTATTTTCTTTAATTGTTGTTTTAATGTCATCAATTGATAATTCAATAAATTCATTTGCAACATCCTCAGTCAAATTTCTCATTTTCAAGATTGACCCATAATTCAAATATACTTTACCAACTGCTTTGTTATTTTCAACAAACTCTTTAAACTCTTTCAATACTCTTTTGAAATCGTCTTTTTTGAAGTTTGAGACCAAAGTGTTTTCTACAATGCTTTTAAGTTGTCCAAAATTTTTCATAACTATAAATATCTTATTTATTTAATAGTTCATCCAATTTATTTTCAATCTCAATTAACGACTTTCTACCTTTAGATAAGTCTAACTCATCAGTACCGTTAATTAAGTCTTCTTCTAAAATTAGATTCATATCTCTGTCTATTTTAGATTCAGGTGCCAATTCAGCTCCACCCGCAGGAGGTGCACCACCTAAATCACCCATATCAGGAGGTCCTCCACCCATGTCAGGAGGTGTTTCGCCCATGTCAGTAGGTGTTTCACCACCTTCTGCAGGTGCTCCTGCTGGCTCACCAGGTTTTTTACCGTATAATTTGTCTACATTATCAAATACACCTGTTTTAACAATAACTTCAGGTGTTTTAACTAACTCAGCGGCAACCGCTGCTTCAATTCTCTGTTGTAACAAATCAAGTTTAATTTCTTCGTCTGAAAAACCAAGTAAATGTTTTTTAGCCCATGTCGCTGAAACAGGTGCAATACCTTGTACTTGTGTAACAGCGTCTTTATATGCCAATAATTTTTCTTTAAATGTGTCAATTCTTAGAAGGTCCGCTTGTGTTGATGGGTTTGTTAATCCTAATGTAAAGTTTGTTAATTCGTCTTCAAAACCTAAAACAAATAAATGTATGATTGCAATTTTATTTAATTCTTGAATCATTGACCTTTGAATTCTATTGATGGTTCTTGCAAATCTGATATCTTGCATCGCTAAGTTTTTACCATCACCAACCGCTTCTTCAAATCCTAAGAAAGCCTTAGGTACACGAAGAGCAGTCAATAACTTCTTTTGGATATATTCAATATCTGCAATTTCAGATAAGTTTTGAGCTCCCGCTAACGTCTCAATAGGATTTGTTTGTGCTGGGTCACGAACAGGAATAAAGAAATCTTGGTCAACCGCCATCTGATTCATACGTAAGTCTACGTTACCTGTTTTAGAATCAACAACTTGGTCTCTTTTAAATTTATTTGCAATTCTTTGGATATATGGTTCAACATCTTTGTCGTCCATGTTACCAACAAATATTTTAAATACTCTTCTTTCAGGTGCTCTTGATGTTCTGTAAACCAACATGGCATCTTCTGAAAGTAATAACTGTTTCCAAACTCTTCTTGCTTTTTCTAACATAGAAGTACCATAGGGAAGTTTTCTGTCATCACCTAATAATCTAAAGTGAGCAACTTCCCAAGTATTGAATTCCATGTCTTTAACCTTCCATACAAATTTTAAAGATTTTGCGTCCTCAGATGTGTTATGTGCTGGTTTAACTTTCATACCTCTCTCTAATCTTTCAATTTCAATGTTCGGTAATTGTTGACATCCAACTACACCCTTTTCAGGGTCCAATTTTAGATATACAAAATTATCACCGTACTTACATGTGTTTCTTGTCCACA